CATCAAACACCAGTGCGGGCGGCAGCCTGAGTTCTCCATACAACGTCGATATGTACGGCAACACGCGCACCACCTGGACGCGCGGGGCCGTGGAGTACGTGTAGATGGCCACCGACGCATTCAGCGGTTCCGGCGCACTGGCCGGGTCGTGGTCCAAACAGCGCGGCAGCGGCACGATCACGCAGTCCGGTGGTGAGGCCGGCCCATCGGCGGCGACGGATGACATCGGCTACGTCTATACCGGAGCGGCCACCGGCAACAACCAGTACAGCAAGATCGTCATTGTCGATGCGCTGGGCGTGTCTGGTGGAGCACAGACCTATTGGTCCGTGGAGTGCATGCGCTCCGGCTCCAACAAGTACGCCTTCTCCGTCACGGGCAATCACTGGTGGCTGACGAAAAACTCCACCGATCTGGATGACGACGTTGGCTCATTCAACAACGCCGGCAGTGTGCCGATGGAGGTGGAGCTGACGGTTGAGGTCAGCGGCGCGAATCGCGTGCTCAAGGGCTACATCGACGGCGTCCTGATCATCTCCTATACCGATACATCGTCGGTGCTGAGCGGTGGCGCGGTCGGCATTGGGGTCTATCAGGACGCATCCGCCTCGTTGGCGAACATCACGTCGTGGGAGGGCGGGGACGCTGTATCGAGTGGAGTAGTAATTGACGCTTACGTAACGCTTCCTCCGATGGCTCCCCCCGGGAGACGTTAAATGGTTATTTATCCAGTTCCACTGCTTCTTCGGGCACTTCCGCGGACGCCGTTAACTCCGCCGGTCATTTTTCTGCCCGCGTCTTCCCCCGGGGTGATTACAGAACTGCCTCCGTTAACGATGGCATCCCCGCAACCACCTAGCTGGCTCCGCACATGAGCGTTCGTTATCCAGTTCCTCCTTCCCGACGGGCTTTGGCCGGTCTGGCGGGCACTTGGAATACGTCTCTAACAACGGCGATTCCTGGGCAGGATCTGGTTGTTACCGCTCGACTGGACAATACCCAGACGTTCTACGGGGCGAGTATCTCCGTAGTGTCGCCGCTCGTTCAGTCGGCTCGCTTTGACAACACTTCGACCTTCTACGCAGCTACGGTAACAACGCCGGGGGCGCAAACACTCACCCAAGCAACACGTTTCGACAATAGTCAGACATTCTACGGTGGGACTGTTACCGACGGAACTACTGTCCTTTGTCCGGCACCTTTGCCCCACCTAGCTTTGCTAGATGGCCTTGGGGGCTTGCTGTACAAGCTCACCGCGGATGCAGGGACTTATACGGTCTCTGGGCAAGATGCCGACTCTGCTCGAAATCGGATCATGGAGGTCGAATCCGGTTTCTATGTCTATACCGGACAGATTGGGCTCCTTAATCGCTCTGTGCCATCTTCAGGCGATGCAGCTCCCCTACCGCACCTCGCGTCCCTGTTTGCGTCGAACGTAACCTCGTGGACCCTCGTCTGCGATCCGGGGGCTTACACAGTCACCGGCTCTGCGGGCCTGCTAGACCACGAGCAAGATGCCGATCAAGGCACTTATGCTGTCACAGGCTACGATGCCGGCCTTCAGATTGGGCGCCGCCTAACAGCCGATTCAGGCACCTACAGCCTCACCGGCATGGACGCTGATTCCAGCCGCGGGGGTGCCAACCTGACAATGGCTGCCGACTTCGGCACGTACTCAGTCACGGGGCAAGATGCTCCCGGCCAGTTCGTGATGAAGGCCGATTTCGGCTTCTACGCTCTCCTCGGGCAGCAGGCCGGTCTGATCGCAGGTACCTCGGGCGCCTACAGTGTTGAGGCTGAGAGCGGGACTTACAGCCTCAGCATGTTCGATGCTGGGTTGAACTTCTCCAGCCCGACCCCCGAGGGTTCGCAGACCTCGGGTGCTGGCGACATGGCCTTCTACGTCGAAGACGACGACAGGAAGCCAAAGCGCAAAGACCGTGAAGAGGACCGTGAGGACACCAAAGAAGCCCTTCGCAAAGCCTTCGCCGAGGCTGAAGAGGCTGCTGCCAATGCGCCTGTGCCCCTATCAGTGCAGGAAGCCGAAGCCTTCGTCAGCATGATGGAGCGCATGATGCAGCGGATGGAAGCCCTCAACGCGAAGGTCGATGCCCAAGAAGCCCAGGCCAAACGGCGCCGGGCACAACGTCAAATGCTCCTGAGGATTGGAGAATGAAGCGCTCATTTGTGTGGATTGACGGGGAGCTGCGGGAAAAGGCCGGGGATAACACCGTTATTATCGACGGGGAAAAATGGGCCAACTTCGGGGGCCGCTGGTCCCCGATCGGCCGTTCCCTAGCCGGCACAGGCCCCATGATCATGCCCGACATCCAGCCCTACACCTCGATGATCGATGGCTCGACCATCACGAGTCGAAGTCACCACCGCGAGCATCTCCGCGCGCATGGCTGCATCGAGGTTGGGAATGAGCGCCTTCCCCCTCCCAAACGGGAGTTCACCGCAGCCCAGGGCCTCCGCGAGGAGCTAATAGCCCGTATTAAAGGATAGACCATGCCAAGCCCGACCGACACCGAAGTTCCCGCTGACGACACTCCGAGCACCGAAGACTCGTCTCTGCGCGATTCTCTCTCGCAAGCGTACGATGCGGCGCAGGCACCCCCTGCACAGGAAGAGGCGGCACCCGTCAAGCCGACAGCGGAAGAACCCGCTGCTACGGCAGCTCCCGAAAAAGCAGAAGAGTCCGCCCCGCAGCCAATGCAGGAGGAAGAAGTTCCTTCCTACGACCGGCCTATCCCAGAGCGGCTCAAGGGCCGACTCGGGGAGAAGTGGGCAACCCTGCCCCCGGAGATCCGCAACGAGTTCCACGCCTACGAGACCCATATCGGGCAGATGGCGAACAAGTACGGGAAGAACTCCAAATCGTGGGAGGAGACCCAGGCTGCGTTCGCTCCCTACGCCGAGATGGTGAAGGCTGAAGGCGGCAATTTCCACGGCGCGATGGTGAATCTCTTCGAGACAGCCCGCATCCTACGTCAGGGTTCCCCCGAGCAGAAGATGGCCCTGATGCAGGAGATTCAGCGGACCTTCAACATTCCCACAGTCGAGCCAACCCAAGCCCCGTCTCCGCAGGACGGAGGACTGTCCCACCGTGGTGCCCCGGCCATCTCGACCGAGCTGATGTCCCGGATCAATCGGCTCGAGCAAGGCCTATTGACACGGGATGCCGCCGAAGTACACAATGCGCGCACGAAGGTCGAAACCGATTTGCAAACTTTCCTCGCAGACCCAGCCCACGTCTACGTTCAAGAGCCCGGCTACCTGGACACTATGGCAGCGCTGATCAACGCAGGAAAGGCAACCGGCCTCGACGACGCTTACACCCAAGCCGCCTGGCTTCATGAGGGACCGCGGGCACGTGAGATCGCAAGACTCAACGCCGCTCGGACAGCCTCACAGATTGAACAGGCAGCTCGTGCGAAGGCGGCAGCAGTCAGTGTTAACGGGAATGCCCCTGGCCCCGTCAAGCTCGATCCAGCCAGCCTTTCACTCCGCGATACCCTGGCCGCCGCCTATGACGGCGAACTGAACTAACCTAAGGAATTGCCATGAGTTCTCCGAACCTTGGTGAGATCGTCGTCACCACGCTGCGGAACCGTTCCGGCGTGCTCCAGGACAACGTCACCAAAAACAACGCCCTGCTCGACCGGCTAAAGAGCCGTGGTCGCGTCAAGCCCGTCGATGGCGGGCGCACCATCGTCGAGGAGATGGACTACGCCGAAAACGCCACTTTCATGTGGTACTCGGGGTATGACGAGTTGAACATCTCGCCCTCCGACGTGATGACGGCGGCCGAGTTCAACTACGCCCAAGCCGCTGTGGCCGTCTCGATGTCGGGCCTGGAAGACCTCCAGAATTCCGGCAAGGAACAGGTTATCGACCTGCTGGAAGGCCGCATCGAGAACGCGATGCGTACGATGGCGAATAACATCTCGCTGGGCGCTTACAGCGACGGCACTGGCTACGGTGGTCGCCAAATCGGGGGCCTGCAGCTCCTGATCGCCGACAACCCGGCCACGGGCACTGTCGGCGGCATCAACCGCGCTAACTGGGTGTTCTTCCGCAACCAGAAGTTCAGCGCAGCCACCGACGGGGGTGCCGCAGCGACCAAGGACAACATCACCGGCTATATGAACCGGCTGTGGCTGTCCTGCTCGCGGGGCGCTGACAAGCCGGACCTGATCATCGCTGACGATGCGTACTTCAATCTCTACTGGCAGTCCCTGCAGGGCATCCAGCGGATCACGACGGACAGCCAGGGTAAAGCCGGCTTCTCGTCGCTGAAGTACATGGGCGCCGACGTGATCTACGACGGTGGCATCGGCGGCGGCTGCCCCGGCAACCACATGTACTTCCTGAATTCGAGCTTCCTGAAGTACCGGCCTCACCGCCGGCGCAACATGGTGCCGATCGGCGGGGAGCGCACCTCAACCAACCAAGATGCGATGGTGAAGCTGATTGGTTTCGCGGGCAACCTGACCCTGAGCAATGCGTTGCTCCAGGGCGTGTTGATCGCCTAAGGAGAGCCCACCATGACTTTCAAGACCAGTTCTCCCCGGCTGGGCCTCCCGCAGGCCAACGTGGTGCTGACCACGACCGACTGGGCCACGTTCCTGGGCACGACCCAGACGTCGCCTCCGCTGATGCGTCCGGGCACCCGCCTGATCGCATTCGACGAAGTGTACGGCGAGTGCGAGTTCATCCTGGCTTACGGGGTCGCATCCCTGGCAGCCCGCGATGCGGTTCGCATCGGAGCCGGCTACGCGACGACCCGAACGGTGGCTTCCATCCGCGGCATCATCGGTGTCTCGATGGCGGCCAACACGTCCACGTCAGCTCTGTCGTGGTTCTGTGTGCGTGGCCAGATCCCGGTTAACGTCGCCGCCGCGACGGCTGCCAATGCTCCCCTGCACGTTACGGCTACGCCGGGCGCGCTGGATGATGCAGTGGTGGCTGGCGACGCAGTGGTCGGGGCCGTGTCGGTCACGGCTCAGGGCGCCACGGTCGGCACCAAAGCCATCCGCACCATCAACGGCTCCGGCAAGATCTGGGTGCCCAATTTCGACGGCCTGTACGTGGGCATGCCCGTGACCGGCACCGGAGTGGGTTCGTCCGCCGTCATCACCGTGATCGGCGAAGGCCAGATGCTGGGTGGCAACGGCGGGGCGGAAGGTGGCTACATCCAGGTCGATGTGGTCTCGACGGCCACCGGCGCAGTGACCGGCACTTTCGCCCACCCATCCACCACCGTGACCGCCATGCTGGCCTACCCGGCCGTGATGGGCACAGTCTAACCCCTTCGGGGGTCAACCGAAGGGGAGCCCACATCCGGCTCCCCTTTCTTTTTGGAGAAAGCAGATGTCAACCCCGATCAGTTCCACCGATTTCGAGTTTGAAGAAGACCGCCTGCGCGAGATGACGCGCGAACAGCATCACGCCCTCGACGCAGCCCTCCATGTGCAGTTTTACAAGCATGCGGAGTTGAACACCTTCAAGTCGAAAGACGCGGGCCGGAAGATCTTCGACGAGCATGTTTACATTCGCATCCTGATGCCGGCGAACCGCCTCAACATCATCGAGCGGAGGGCCACCGAAGCCGATCGGGCGAGATTCCGTCGGCAGTTCCTTGCCTTCATGGAGAAGGGCGAAACCTTGCAATTCGGCACCCCGCTGGATCAACTTCCCACCATCACCGCGTCGCAGGTGTTGGAACTCCGCGCATTGAAGATCGAGACGGTGGAGCAGCTGTCGAACATGCCCGATAACACGGTGCAACTCCTTGGCACCGGCGGACAGGAGTTGAAGCAGCGGGCTATCCGGTTCCTCGACCGCGCTGCCTCGAACGAGCAACTGTCTGAACAGGTGCGGGCCCTCCAGCGTGAGCTGGTAGAACTGCGACAGAAGAGCGATCTTGCGGCAGCGGCTGCTGCTGCCAAGTCCACCGTCGCCGTTACCACGGCCGCGCAGCTCAAGGCATAGCACATGACCTCGATCAACCTCTCCACTACGCGCCAACGGCAAGCGAATCAGCTCCTCAACGCTGTGCAGGGGGAGATCGGGTTGCCGCTGTCTCCGTCGATTCTATCGACAGATCAGAGCACGGTGCAGCTACTCTACCTCATGAATGCCCTGGGAGAGTCGTTGGCGAAGTTCCCCCTGTGGCCCGATCTGCGGAAGGAATGGACATTCACGACTACGACAGACGCCGCCTACGATCTCCCAGAAGACTGGTCGGTGCCCCTTAATGGGACTACCTGGGATCGTTCGAGCCAGTGGCCTCTCCTCGGGCCAAAAACTCCGACAGAATGGCAGATCTTGAAGTCAGGGATTGGGGTGGCGGCTCCGCAGTATCGGTTCCGTTTCTTCAACCGGCAGTTTAATCTACATCCAGCCCCTTCTGCAGGGATCGAAGTGGTGCAGGAATATCTATCCTCCGACTGGGTGCTGGGAGTCAATGGCTCGGTGGCCGATGTGGGAAAGGCACGAATTACCACCGACTCGGACTACGTCTTGTTGGACGAGCGCCTTTTCATCGAAGGAACCAAGCTCGCCTTCCAAGAGGCTAAGGGGCTTGACTCGTCGAAGAGCTTCCGTAACTTCTCCGACATGCTCGAAGCGGCTTGGGCGAATGCCAATGCAGCCCCGGTGCTGAGCCTAACGCCCACTTCTCGTTCAATCTTCCTGTCGGAGTACAACATCCCTGAAACGGGGTACGGACAATGACGCTGCTGTCAAAGCGGAAGCCGCGCCCGAGGGCTAACACCCAGGCGGTGATTAAAACCGCTTCGGTGCCAGCCCCGGTACGGGGACTGAATTACAAGGATTCCCTCGCCACGATGAAGGCGACGGACGCGCTGCGACTGGATGAAGTCATTTGTCGGCCTGGGTATCTCGAAGTTCGGGCAGGCTGGCAACCGACTGCGACAGGCTTCGGGGATGCGGTTGAGACCTTAATGCCCTACACCGCAGCTGATGGGAGTCAGATTCTCTTCGCCGGGGCCGACGGAGCTATCTACAACGCGACGGCTTCTGGCGCGCTTCCCGCGGCTTCCGTGACGGGCTTATCCTCGGCCTACTTTGCCCATACGCAAGTGTCGAACCTTGCTGGCAACTTCCTCATATGTGTGAATGGGGTGGATAATGGGCAGATTTTTAATGGAACGACCTGGGCAGACCTTAGCGTAACGGGTGTTTCCATTAGCGCTCTTTCCCACGTTGCGGTGTGGAAGCGGCGGGTCTGGTTTGTCGAGCGAAACTCGACTTCAGCATGGTATCTTCCGACTGATGCCATCGCCGGGGCCGCGACGGAGTTTCCCTTTTCGAGTATCTTCCGTCGTGGTGGGTATTTGCGCTCGATCATCAACTGGACAGTCGATGGCGGGGAGGGGCTGGATGACTACTTCCTTGCCGTGTCCTCGGAAGGAGAAGTAGCGGTCTATAAGGGCTCCGACCCAGCATCTGCGAGCACTTTCGCTCTCGTCGGCGTGTTCTTTGTCGGGGCACCGGTGGGTCAGCGCTATTATGCCCAGTTCGGCGGTGATGTGCTCTTGCTCACGACGGACGGACTGGTACCGTTAACTAAGTACCTCGCTGGAGGAACTGTTCGGAAGAACGAGTTCTATTCCGACAGGATTCAAAGCTTGTTAGCGCAAGAGATTGCCCAATACGGCTCCGTGCAGGGGTGGGAAGTCCACGTCTACTTTGCACAGAACTTCCTCTTGATCCAAGTGCCGGCGGGGGAAGTGGGCTACCGCTACCAGTATGTCATGTCCACGATTACGGGGGCTTGGAGTCGATTCCTTGTAGCTCCTGCGATTACGTGGGCGGTGCTGGGGGAAACCCTATACCACGGTCAGGCAGAACAGGTCGCCAACAGCTGGACTGGCGGACTGGACGATGACGCTCCGATTCGCTATACAATCATTCCAGCTTTTTCTGACTTCGGCTCCCCGACAGTGCAGAAGCAGTTTATGCTCGGCCGGGCTACTGTGGAGTCAGATCAGCAGCCCAACTTCCGCACGACAACCCTGGTCGACTTCAACCAGAACTACGATCCGGCCTTTCTCGGCGCTGCCCCTTTGGTTGGGGCCTTCTGGGATGTGGGCCTGTGGGGCCAAGCTGTCTGGGGCGGCTATAGCATGATGTATCGAGACTGGTACTCTCTCAACAACCTCGGCTATGTCGGCTCTCAGGTGATCCAAGGCTCCTCCATCGGCCTCGTAACGCGGTTTATCGCATTCGATTACAGCTATCAGGCAGGTGGTCTGCTGTAGGGTTGACAGCCGTGAAAAGACCGGCTAATCTTCCCCCGAATATTCAATGGGACCATCAGGTCCAACTCCTCTCCTTCTATGCTCATAGAAGCGGACTCACCCCTCACGCAACGTGGGTCGGCTGGCGGTCCGAAGGAAGGGTCCGCGCAGTAGTGGGCCTCGGCGATTGGAACGGCGTTGGAGCTGTTTTTCACGTCGCCGCCGGAGATGGGTTCTTCCCCCGAGCACTTCTCCGAGAGGCCCTCCGATGGGCTTTTGAGGATTTGAAGTGCGAATTTCTGTATGCCTTTGTTACACCGCAGAATCGGCGGGCGATCCGACTGGGCCAAATGCTCGGATTTGTTCAAACGCAATCTGGCGCTTTCTGGAGATTGACCTATGAGCTTCATAAGCAAACTGCTTTTTGGAGAGCCACCTGCGCCGCCCGATTACGCGAAAGCAGCGACGGCCCAGGGAGAGGCGAACATCGAAGCGGCGAAGCTGAATGCCGCGATGAACCGGCTGAATGAGACGACTCCCTACGGGAATGTTAAGTACACAACGACCCCGAATTCAAAAACGCCTGGGGGGTTTGACTACTCGCGGGCGATCACGCTGTCGCCGGAGCAGCAGCAGCTGTACAACCTGGAGTCGGGGAACCAGATCTCCTCACAGCAGATTGCGCAGGGACTGCAGCAAGGGGTGGCCAACTCGGTTGGGCAGCCTTTTAACCTGGGCCAGTTCGGCGATCCGACGAAGCTGGGCGACGCGAGTACCTACGCCGGTGGGGCAAAGGCGGTCGGAGATGCCCTGTATCAGCGGGAAGTGGCACTCCGCCAACCGCAGATGGAGCGGGATGTCGCAGGGCTGGATACGCAGCTGAAGAATCAAGGGCTTGTACCCGGCTCGGAAGCGTATGACCACTCGCTTCAACAGCTCCGGCAACAGCAAGGGCAGGATCTAAATGATCTGGCTCAACGGGCCACGCTGGCCCAGGGCCAGGAGCAATCCCGTCTCGGACAGTTGGACCTTAGCTTGGGCGGGTTCAACAATCAAACCCGGGGGCAGTCGATCCAGGAGAGTCTGCTGGCCCGCCAGCAACCCTTGGCGGAATTCAATGCTTTCCGCACGGGAAATGCTCCGACATTGCCCCAGTTCCAGCCCTACGGCATGACGAATGCACAGCCGGCTCCGACCTTCGCAGGGGCACAGGCGCAGTATGGAGCTGGCCTGGATCGCTACAATGCGGGCAACCAAGGGCTGCAATCTCTGCTGAACTTCGGCTCTTCGATCTACGGAGCGCGCTAACATGGCCGGGCCTAAAGTCGCTAACTTTAACTCCCCAGGGGTGCCCTATGCGAGCGAACGGGCTGATCTCGCGATGGAGCAAGCATTGCTTCTGCAGGCACTGCAACAACAATCGCAGGCTGGGTACTCGCGTCCGGGGATTCGCTCGAGCAATGTCTTCACGCCTGACCTCGGGGGCCTTGGGAGTGCGATCGCAGCCAACATGAACCGGGAGAAGGTTGAAATCAACCGGAAGAAGGCGGCGGATCTGGAAGGCCGGTACAATGAGGAGATGGTGAAGGAACTGCGGAAGTATCGAACGGCGGAGTCGGGGGAGACGGTGAATCTGGAAGGCCCGACGGAAGACGGACGGCCGTTGACTGGACGGGTGCCGGGCGATCCGCAGGCGTATAAAGGGTTTGTTGATAGTCCCTATCCCGAGGTCGCCGGGAAAGCGAAGTTAGCGCAGGAACTTTATCAGAAGCAGTTTGAAGAACTGGCCAAGCGGGCCTCCTTCCCCTCGATCCAACAAACGATCCAGTCGGGGCAGCAGTCCATAGGGCAGCTTGCGCCGAAGCGGGATATGGTGCCGCTGGAAGGGGCGTTGATCGACACGACGGAGGGGAAAGATCCCTCGGTAGTGCCTTCGACGCGGGTGGTGCAGGCTACCCTGCCCTCCGGCACCGTGGTGAACCAGTTCGCCTCGGGCAAGCAGAGTTCGGTGGATACGGCTCCCCGCATGACGACGAATGTGCAGAACATGCCTGGAAACGAGGTACTCAAGGGTCGGATTGCGAAACTGGAGGAAGGGCAAGAAACGGCCCTGAAGCAGGTGGACACCCTTCGGGCGACAGAGCAAGCGTTAACGGCCCTCCAGGCCGGTGCGACCACTGGCTTCGGGGCGGAATGGCTGCAGAACCTGCGCACCGCCGCCACGATGCTGACGGGAGTGCAGTTCCCCGAGAACACACCCACCGCGGTGCTGCAGAAGGCTCTCGCTGAGAACGTCGTGAACAAGTTTTCTGGTAAGCTCGGGACGGGTGTCTCTAACGCCGACGTACTGTTCATGGGGAAGGCCTCTGGCGACCTCGCCACGGATGCGAAGGCGATCGAACAGATCCTCGCGATTCAGGCAGCGGCAGCCCAGCGGGGGATTGCCCAGCATAACAAGCTGGCAGAATCAATCTCGCCTTACATCGACAAAACGCTGGGCGAGGGAATCACTCGCGAACTGTACACGGTGCCGTGGTATCAACCGAAACTGAAGTTTTCCACGCCGGAGGCAGCAGCTTCATACGAAGCGGGTATCACGGGAAAGAACTATCCCGATACGGTGAATGAGGTCAAGCAATATAATGCTGACTATGCCAAGGGGAAAAAGCCCACCGACGAATCCGCGATCAAGAAGCGGATGGAGGAACTCGGCTTGCCCTACATCCCGCCGGCTAAGGGGAAGTGATGTCTGACGAAACCCTGCGCCGAATTCAAGAAGCCATCTTTGCGACGGACCCGCAAGATGTCGAAACAATCGAGCTGCTCAAGACTCAATACGAGCGTGCACGGGAGGGGGCCGAAGCTGCTCGCCCGCGTGCTGTTGCGCCGGCAGGTGCGGCAGGAGCGCCGACTGGAGATGGATCGGGCGGGCGAGTGCCGAACGTCCGAGCTGTTGCAGCTATTGGAGCGATGGCTCCGGCGCGAGGAGTAGCGGGGCTGCTTGACTTGGGCGGGGAGGGTGTGAAGGCGATGGGGCGAGCTGGTCGGGTGCCAGTACCTGATTTTCCCCATCTGACCCCAATGGTCGATCGGTTCACGGATCAACTGGCCGGAGAGCCTATCTCGCCGTCGATTGGCAAGGCGGCATTTGAGGGGGCTATAACCGGGCCATTATTGGCGGGGAAAACCGCCGCCATCGTCCCCCAAGCTGTGGCCGGAGCGGCCGGCGGCGGGGCATCCGAAGCCGTGCGTGAGGCCGGCGGCCACCCGATTGCCCAATTGCTCGCGGCCCTCACGGCGGGCTATGCAGGCGGGAAAATCGCTGGGAACATCGGGCTGTCGAAGAACGAAGTGTTGGCCAAGGGCCCACTGCGCCGAGCGACGGAGGGCCTGTCCGGGGACGATTTCCGCACGGCCCGAGCTGCCGATGCCCAGATGCGCGCGGAGGGGATTAGCCCTCTGCCGAGCCAGTCGATGCAGGTAGAAGCGCCGGGGCTGCAGGAGCTGCAGGGGGCAATGCTTCGCAGCCGTGCGTCTGGGGCGGATAAATTCCGGACGGACGCTGCCCAGATCCCGAAGCAGTCGCAGGTGCTGATCGAGCGCCTGCGGACTATGGGAGGTCAGACGCCTCGGCCGGATGACGATATGGCAGCGGCGATCCAAAAGCTCATGGACGCGGAGGCGGCCAGGGCCCCGAAGGCGATCAATGAGGCGACGAAGCCGCTGTACAACGATCCCCTGGGGAAAGCCTGGACGTTGAAGCCCGAGGTTCGGGAACGGATTGAGCTTGGCATGGATCAGGCGATCTACGACAATCGGGCGAATCAGGCAGTAGTACAAGCTCTCCGGCAGGCACAGCAGCATCTGCTCCAAGCGACTGCGGTTGGGGAGACAAATCCGAAGCTACTGGCGGAGGCCCTCCAGTCGGTGAAGCAGAACCTGACGGCATACTCGGAATATCCGCAGGCGGCTAACCATGCCCGTCGGGTAGTCTCGGACACGGTGAAACCATTGGAGGCGTTGGTGAGTAAGCACGCTCCTGCGTTGGGGTCGGCCCCTCGAGTGCAGGCGGAACTGCGACAGGATCTGCCGACTCCCTTTAACGAGGTGCTGCGCCAGGCACGTACATCTACCGGGACCGAGGCTGCCCTCGCAGCAGTGGAGAAGCGGCCGGAGGTTCTTCGGACCCTGGCACGGGAGAATCCGCGGCTAGCGCAAGAGGTTCTGCAGCGGCAGCTCGATCGGGCGATCGAGAAGGTTTCGATGCCTCGGGGCAATCTGCCTCCGGGAAATGAGGGGTCGGAATTGAAGAAAGCCCTCACCCGCGGGCCATCCGGACAGGTGTTTAAGGAGTCCCTGGATATCCTACTTCCCGGCCGACCGGAGGCGCAGGAAGGCTTCCGCCGCATTCTCGATGTTGTGGCGAACGCCTCGAAGCCGGTCACGACTGGCGGTGGCTCCGGGGCAGCGCTGGGAATTCCTCAAGAAGCCGTCCGGGGTGCCTTTGGCACCGGGGCGCAGCAAACCGGCGTTATGGCCCGAGTGTCGGGAGCAGTCTGGGGCAACTTCCGCGATAACGCAACGATTAAGGTACTGCAAGATCCCAACGTGATTGCTCGACTGGAAAAGATCGCAGCCTTGCCCACGCCACGCCTCACCCTTTCCGCCGTCACTGCCGGTGTCCCGCAACTCTTTACGGAGCCACAAGAATGAGCCGCAATGGATCAGGGGTTTATACCCTCCCCGCCGGGAACCCGGTTGTCACGCTGACGCAGATTTCGTCTACCTGGGCGAATAATACCCTCTCCGACATCGCAACGGAGATAACCAACTCCATCGACAAGAGCGGTCGGACAGTCCCGACGGCGAACCTGCCGATGGCGGGGTATAAGCATACCGGAGCAGGGGCTGCTGCAGCCGCGGGCCAGTATGTCACTTTCAACCAGACTGGTGCCCAGTTTCCAGCTATGGGGATTGGCGTCGCCCCGACAAGTTGGACAGCTTCACACTCTGTGATCGACTTAGGAGCTGTTGCCGCAATTAGCGGGTCCAGTCTGGCCACAGGCCTCTATCGAAACAGCTATTACGATGGTACAAACTATCGGGCTAAAGTGACCGGCGCCGGTATGTTGCTCTACATGACGGATGGCCTGACGCTGTATACGATGGCGAGTGTGTCCGCCGGGGCTGTGCAAACCCTGGTTAATCAATTTAGCATTCAGGCTAGCGGTGCGGCTGCTTTCGCTGGGGCGTTAGCTGTCGGGGGGGCGCTATCGGCCGCTAATCTTCTCAGTGGCACCTATACGCCCACGGTGGCCAATCAATCGAACATTACTAGTGTCTCAGTAGAAGTTGCGCAATACCTGCGTGTTGGGAATGTAGTTACAGTTTCCGGACAGTGCACGATAACCCCAGCATCTGCCGCTAGTGCCACTTTCTCCCTTTCGCTACCAATTGCGGTAACGGGACTGGTTGGGGAAACACATAAAGTAGCCGGGGTTATGGCAGTACCCGGCGCGGACTTAACTGTTCGTGTTCGGGGCAGTGGTTTAGCTGCGACTCAGGTAGCTTGGCTGCAAGACACTTATCCGGGAACTTCTGGATATGTCGCTTCATACCACTTTACTTATTTACTTGAGTAACTATGGGCTCTCCAGAAATTCCTCCCGAGTTGACTCGGGTGAACGGCGCCGCTTGTCTCATCTCCGAATTCAATGGAGTCCGTTTGGGATAACACGCATGTCCAGAACAATAATCACTGTCGTTGCTTTCGTGCTGGCACTCCACGTATCCAGTGCCGTCGCTAATGGTAAGCACCCGCTTGATTATAGTCTGCGTGAGTATGCGTTTTTGCTCTCGCTGGCCCTCCTCGGTGGGTTCGTTGCCTTTTATAGCAAAGTGAGAGCTGGTACTGTGCAAGCTTGGAACATCACCCATTTGATTGGGGAATTGACTACGAGTGCCTTTGCCGGGCTGCTTGCATTCTGGATATGCGAAGAGTTCCGCGTCTCACCGCTGTTGACGGCGAGTCTGGTCGGAATCAGTGGGCACATGGGTGCCCGCGCGATTACGGCTTTTGAGCAGCTAGCTGCCCGCCGTTGGGGCTCCGGGAGCTAACGCTTCGCTGTAAGGTAGACCGTGTTCCCAGTCTGCTCCATGCCGATGAGGCCCGAGCGGATGAGCCCGGCGAGGATGTTCTCGTAGTCCTTGATCCCTGGAAAGTACTTGTGGACGTGCCGGAAGGCCTCCGCCCATTCGATCTTGCCTGTCGCTCGGATGTAGTTGAGTAGGCGTTCGGTGTGGAGGGACTCGTCGGACCGACCGATCTTGGCGAAGACCTGGGCCATGTCGGGCTCGAGGTCGGAGACCATCTGGGCGGCGGTGGCTAGGTGCTCGGCGGTGATCCAGAGGGACTCCGAGGTTGCAGCTGCGATGACCATCGCGAGCTTGTGGATGTGGGTTTGCTTCCGGGCGAGGTAGCCGCCGAAGCGATCATCGTTCAGGGCGGGGGGCGGGTTCTCATTATGTCGGGTGTACCACTCGGTACCCCAGGCGAAGGCTTCCGGGGTGAGTTTGTATTCGCCGGTGAGACTGGAAATCTGGATCAGATCGTCGAGGAGGAACTGGCGCTGATGCTTGATGTTTTTGGGGACGGATAGAGAGGGGTAGGCGACCTGCTTCTCCTTCTTCTCCGCGTAGACGAAGACACACCGGGAGGTGAAGCCACCCCCGATCATGTACTCGGGGAAGGAACCGGCGATCCAGGCGGGCGTGGTGCAGGCGACCATGTTGATCCAAGGGTTCTGGACGGAGTCGTTGCCGCTGGTTTTGGTTTCCTTCCGGAGTTCGCCGGTTTTGCCATCCCACAGAGTGACGTAGAGATCGACCATCTCCCGGTCCTGGGGGTTGAGCAGGTTGCCAAACTCGGACGAGTCGAGGGTCATCGCTGACATGGTATTCCAGGTGCCTGGGGGGTACTCGAAGGCCTCGGCGGAAGCGGCAAAGGAGGTCACGAGGGAAGGCCAGGTTACGATGTCGGGGCCGAACTTGACTCCAGGTACGTCGCGGAGGATCGACATGGCGACGGAGGAAGTGGTGGACTTCGACACCACACCTGGAGGTGCCACCAGCACCACGTAGAAGTTAGCGTACCACTTGAAGTACGCCATGTCGATCCAGACCTTCCGTCGGAGGGCCCCCGCTATCGCGGAGACTCCGCACCAGAACCGCATGTGCGTGGGGGCCTCCATGTAGGAGGAATATTCGAGGTAGGCCTTGAGCCAATTCTCGTGATGTCGGCTCACTCGCAATCCCCCCAGGACTTGGGCGAGGTCTTAAGCCCCATCGGGACGATGATGGTGCCCGACTTGCAGGGGATCTCCACCTCCGCTGCCCGGAGGATCTGCCGCTTCGCCTCGTCCCCCATGTGGGTTGGGTACTGGCCGGTAAGGGAATCGTGGACCTGGAGCAGGAGCTGGCACCACGGCAGGGATTGGTCGATGGCCAGGAGGGCCTTGTTAATCAGTATCCCTACTGAAGACTGTGGGATCCACGCGAGGAATTCATTATGTAGCTTACGACTAGTGCGATCCCATCGCCAGAGTCTGTAGCCAAAAGGATTTTCAATATATCCACGGCGGTCACACTGGTCTCTAATATCGTCTTGCCATCGCTTGATTTCAGGACACATTCCAAAATACCAGGACTGGATTCGATCCACGTCATGGACAGGCAATCCGACTCGTCCAGCGAGTCCGGCAGATTCACCTCCGTAATTCGTTCCATGGCATAGGGCTTTCATGCGTTTGTAAGAGGGATGGTGCTTGGTGATGGAGGGGTCGCGGTAGAACTCCTTCGCGATCTCGACGTAGGGCTTAGCGCCAGCGGCGAAGTAGGCCTGCATCTGGCGGCACCCCGACTCGCCAGTTACAATGCGGAGGTCAGCGGAGTCGCCGTCGAGATCGAATCCGGTGTAGCCTTCATCGAAGAGGAAAAGCTTTCGGATATTGGGAAGGAGGATCAGGGCGTCTTCGTCCTTGTCGCCGACTGGGATGTTCTGAAGGTTTCCCCCGGAGCCAAAAGCATTCTCGGACGAGCTGAAGCGATAGGTGACTGTCCCGGCCACGTTGTAGGAGCAACGCATCCGGCCATCCGTGTCCCGTGGCATCTGGACGTAGGTAGATAGGAATTTCCCGCCCGAGCGGAGGGCCTGAATACGGGCGACGACGGGGCGGAGAACGGGCTCCCGCAGGGCGATCGTTTGGAGGGCGTCATCGTCGCAGGTCGGCCCCCAGGTGCCGTCGGGGCGCCGCTTCTTCACCGGCGTCTGCCGGAGCGTTTCGTAGAAGAACTCCTGCATCTGCTTCGGGGAGTTGATGTTGAGCTCGGCTCCGCAGAGCTGGGTTAGCTCCCCTTGGAGGCGCTGGGAAGCGGCGAGCAGAGCTCTGCCCATCTCGGATCGGGTGCGGTCGTCGGAGCGGACGCCCCGGAGCATCATGCGTACGACGGCGGGCTGGAGGGCGTGTTGAAAGGCGACGACGGAGGGAAGCTTTGGCCAGTCGAGAGATAGGTGCTGGATGGCTGCTTCTTCAGCCTCTCGAATCTCGAAGGTTCTAACACAATCCTCGCAGTTGTAGGTCCAAAAATCTTCTTCCGGGATTGAGGGGTCCCATAGCTTACCATCATCTTTCCAGTAGGCATGATAGTCACAATACAGGGACGATAGGTGATCGAGACCTTTCGGGCTAATGGAAAACATGCTGTGGTGGGCCAGCATTGTGTCCCAACCAAGATTAGGCTGGATGAAATGCCATCGGTGCTCGTACTGGTGGTCATATGCGCCGTTCTGCCAGGTCACCGAGGCCTTTGGATGCGTTAGGATCTGATTAGTGAAGAGAACAAGCTCCAGTTCTTCCTCGACGTTCCAATAACCTTCCGCACGTTCCACACACATCCAAGGCACACATATTGCCTCCAGCCGCGACCAAGCGATACCCAAGCAAGCAGTATGGCCTGCTCGCGTTTCGATGTCAGCCGCAAGGGGGATAAGGCTGGAGGAATTATCCAGCCGGGCGAGGAGTTCACGGAGGCACGCCGAAGCTTGTTGGAAATTGGGGCGGATAATGAATTGATATTTAGGGATTGAAACCTCTGGCCCTCGGCCAAGTTCCACTTTTGCCCGTCGCAGATCGTGGACGAGTAGACCGCGGCGGGGCCACTCTCGGAGTACCGAGGTTGGGGTTTCGACTGGGATAACTTTAAATCGGTGCCCATTGACTTCGCCTTGGAGGATAGAGGATCGCCACTTTCGGACTCCCCATTTGCCGGTGAGGGCCCAGAGGGCAATGTTGCCCATTGCGACCACGACTGTGGGCTTGCATAGATCGACCTCCTGGAGAAGGAGGTCCCGGCCAGCGGCTAGGGGTGGGAGGACGTACTTGCCGTTAATCAGTCGGTGGGCGGGGGTTCGAGCTTTGATCGTACTGGCGATCCAGTTGCCCGGGTCCGCTCCTGGGGGCAATTCCCTCCCGACCGTCGAAGTAAATGCGCTCAGGCGAAGCTCCGCCTCTTTCATACATTCGGACAGGAGCCACGCGGCCGTCGATGCTATGGGAGCTCCAGCCTCCACTTCCTTCGGTCCCGGAGCCTCCGACACTATCATCAGGGGGCTCGGGCACGGCCCGGTTGGCTTTACGGACAGCTTCAGCGTCGAGCTGCTGGCCGGCGATGGTGAGGTAACGGCCGATACGGGCGTAGGCATCGAGGAGCTCCTGAGACGAGGCTTCGTGGACGTAGAGGGCGAGAGGGCCGTCCATGAAGACGAGCCGGGCGTCGAACGGATTGGGGGGGGTCATCGCGCTTTCCTTGTGAAAGGAATTTCAAAGAAACCTCGCCATTTAAGGAATTTCCAATGGATTGTCTTTGCTCTGTAGAGACAGGTTGTGAGGTTTCCCAGTTCCCAGCCCGGAAAACGATAATTTTCGACAGCGTACCAGTGTCGATGATAGCTCATATCAGCTTCCCTTGCTTCTCGAGGCCATCCAGCCGCTGTAGGCAGATCCCGTAGTAGGTCGGATTCTGTTCGACCGCCACTGCCACACACTTGAGGGGATGGGCCGCCGCGAGGATTGTACCCGTGCCCGCGAAGGTGTCGAGTACCCAGTCGCCCGGTTTAACAGAACGGCGGAGGAGATCGTCGTAGAGGGCGACGGGCTTCTGGGCGCCGTGGGAGAGCTGTTCGTCGGCGCCCGTGACGATCACGTCCGAGGCGATGTAGTTGACCCGCTTATGCCCTTTGATTGCGTAGAGGCACCACTCGGATTGCCGACGGGGGCCTTCGTCTGGGAGGGGCACCCGGCCACTGTTTTGCTTGTAGTTCGTGAGGGGGGTGCGGAAGACGTACCAGCCGGCCTTGCGCATCATCTCGCGTAGCTCGTGGAAGTTGTCGATGTCGCACCAGACATAGGCGTGTGCTTGCGGCTTTGCGACGGTGAAAGCGAGAACAGACCACTGGGCCATGAGGGATTTCCAGGCCTCATAGGAATCGTCGTAGGAATGGTCGATGCCTTCGAGTCGACCGGCCCCGTCTCCAAAGTCCTGGGCGTTCATGCCATAGGGGGGATCAGTCAGAATGACATCGAACTTCTCATGCCACTGAGGGTCCAGCATCCAAGTGAGGCAGTTGGCATTGAAGATCTTGTGATCCCCAACTGAGAAGGTCTCCCCGACGGCAATCGCGAGGTCCCGGTTCCGCTGGGCCTCCTCGATCCGCTTGAGGGCTTTGAAGGCAGACTTCAGGTCCGGGGCCTTGGCCACCTCGGGCTTGTCCATATGGGCAGCGACGAGGACTTCAGTCCGGACTGTGGACTGGTCGTTGGCGTTGGCGTCGGGGCCGACAATCTCCCGGGCGGTGTCGGCGAAGGTCTGCGGAACCGGCACCCCGCCTACGGCGACCTTCTGTGCTTGCCGCAGGTTATGCAGCCGGGCTGTGGCTTCAGCATGTTCCTGCCATGTCAGGTCTTTGCGGATCAGGTTCTCGTGGAGTTCAATTTCCTCGAGCGCGAGCGCGTCGTCGGAGGAAACTTCGACCGTGGGGATGAAGCCGATGGGGAGATTCTCCCCGTTATACATGATCCGGTGCCCGAAGGGGAGCAAGTGCTCTCGGATGGCCCGGAGGCGGCGCTCGCCCGAGACGAGGGTCTGACCGTCCTGGCGTAGCTGGATTGCGTGGAACAGCCCGTGTGTCTTGATCGACTGGGCTAGTTCCAGCAGGGCTGGACCGTCGAAGGCTTGGCGCTGACGGCCGGGGGGAACGATAATTTCGGCGGCGGATTTGGGGCGCATGGTAGTGGCGGGGAAACCGCGAGAAACGGCCCGCCGTGACGCGCGGGCCGTTGGTTGATAGGAGGATAGCCTGCGGGTTCGGAAACGGGATATAGCGGCCGGGGATTATCCGGCCATTATGCCCGGCCCTATCTACAGTGCCGCAATTCCGTTGCCGCGGGCCAGCAGCCGGCCCTGGTACTCCTCGTGCTTGACGGCCACCTTGCAGGGGCGCCCGACGAACATGTCGAAGGCGAACGGCTGGCCGGGGTTGTTCAGGCCCACCGCGGCCCGGTCGCGGCCCAGGTTGACATTCATGCCCTTGCCGAAGTCGAGGCCGCCCTCGGGGGTCAGATCGAGCATGCGCTCGACGCGGACGACGGACTTCGGGCGCCCGGTGACTCCGGCCACGGCCGGGTCCTCGATTTCGACGAGCAAGGTGTACTTGAGGCCGGCCTTGGACGAGTCGTTCTTGGACTGCCAAGCGGTGATTTCGCACTTGGAGATGGTGCCGGGCCATTCGCCGACGGGGACGGGACTGGCTTCGGTGGAGTTGGCCTCCGTGAAGGTCATCTGAGCGAAGGTGTTGGGATCGAAGACTGACATGATGGTAGAGTGGTAGTTGAGGGATGGCCGGTTTCAAAGATAGCGGCTGGCCGGGCCGTTATTTGGATGCAGACATCGCGGCTGCCCGCGATGCCCATTTGTCGTACAGTGGCCGGAAGTCCGGCGCCATGCCGTCCTGCCAGGGGACGTTGCGGGCCTTCGTGTCTACGTTGGCAGCGGCGGTGTTCCAGGCCCACTTGTTCCCCTCGCGCGAAGCGAGGATTACGTCGGAGAACATAGGAGGGATGAGTGGTGGGAGGGCCTTCCCGATCGTGGCGACGGTGATCTTCATGCCACCGGCTACGGGGTCGATCTCCTTCTCTACGTGGGCGAGGAGGACGAACCAGCAGCGGCAGTGGTCGCAGATGAGTCGGAGGAACCCCTCAAGCTGGCCTTGAGCGATACCGTAATCTCCTGGATTTCGTATGGGCTTACCCCCGACTGTGAGGGACATAGCTGCACGAGACAAGCCTGTGAGGCCATCAACGACAACTGCGCGATCTGGTCCCCAAGTATCGACGGAGCCGAATTTGGTGCCAGTACGATCGTCTGGGAAATCAAAAAATGATTCGTTGACCTTGATGAAGAGATTGTGAGTATGTCGGTTGAGATCGACGGCTTTGCCAAGGGTTTCATAGCTCTGCGTGTTGACTTTGAGGGCCGTCTCGGCGAGTTCTTTGAACGAGGCCTTCGGCGGGTCGATCTTGTGCCAGTGGAGGTTGTCCGGGATCGGTTTGCCTGCGTCCGTCCAGTAGCCGAGGAGGGACTCGATGCCCTGTTCGATGGAGAGGTAGAACACCTCGATGCCGGACTCGACAAGGGTGGCGATGGAGTAGGTTTTGCCGGTGCCGGCTGGCCCCATGAGGAGGACGTTAGGGCCGGGGAGGGCGGAAGTGGCAGGTGAGAAGGTCATACTTTGTCTGCCCGTGCGATGGCAGCCTCGTTGGTGTAGCCGGTCGGATAGCGCTTGAGCAGCTTCTGCACGTTGGCCTCGAGCACTTGCTCACGGGTGATGCCTAGCTCGGCCCGCATCGCTTGCATATAGAACTCGAGGTCGCCGAGTTCTTCGACCAAGTTGGCGATGTCGAGTGGCCTCTCGTACACCCAGGTCTTCTTCACCGCGTCGAGGAGTTCGCCGGCCTCCCCGGCGATGCCGACAGCTGCGTGAAGAAGAGCGCCGACGTGCAGGGTGTCGGGGGTCTCGGCCTTGAAGCGGAGCTTCACGAAGTCGGCATAGGCTGTTTCAATTGACGTTGGCATGGGGTAGCCTTTCATAACGGAGGTTGAATTCGTGGACTAGGAGCTCGGGGGGTAGGCCCTCGAGCCGTCGGAGCCACGGGTGGAGGAAAGAACCGCCTACATCGTAGGGCCAGGGATGGAGGGCGCAGCCGGATCGGATGGGTGCCCACTCGGCGGATGGGCTGAGGACAATCCGGCCCCAGGCGTCGCCGCAGATTGGACAGACGAACACGGTGTTGCAGTACTCGAGCTGGGTGTCGGAGTACCAGGGCCGGTGGGCGGAGGCACCGAGGAGCCTGTTGCCGAGGAAGTAGTGGGCCACGTTAGTTCTGCTGGTTAGCCCACTTGTCTACGCGGAGAACGAGTGGCTTGCCCGGACCGTCGCAGGAAGAGATGACGCAGAGTTCCTTATCCGCGAACTCGTCAATCTCCGCCTGGGTGATCTTGACCGGCTTGCCGATTTTGTCCAAAAGAAATCCGATGATCGTGAGGCAGTAACGATGGTTGTCGAGTGGGCTCTCGTCTCCGTAGTCAGACATTTGCAATCTCCTTAATTTCGACACGCGCGAGGGGGTCCCAGCGCCGCTTATGGAAGTACAGGGGGAGCCACTTCTCCGGCTCGGGGGACTTGCACACCCGCTGGAAGGCACACCCGCCGTACTCCGCGCAGGCATGGTCGAGGTTGAAGTTCCAGTAGCCGGCTTCCCAGGCCTGGATCATCCGACGAACGGTGACTTCGGTTTCGAAGAGCCAGCGATCGACTTCCCAGGCGGAGCGGTAGGTAACCGCTTGCGCGGTGCCGTAGCCTCCCTTGAGAATCGAAACTCCCCTGACAACAACACCTGTCGGCTGGAAACCGTGGCCGCGGAGTCCCCAGCAATAGCCGGTAAACTGGGACCGATGCTCCCACTGGCGGAGCCAGGAGGGGCCAAGCTGAGATGCGGTCTTTTCGTCGTAGAGGAAGAGGCCCCCGAAGGCATCGGCGACCATATCCGCTCGCCCGGCGTAGATGATCGGGTCACCGGTGACTGGGTGTCGGACGGACAGAGGCTCGGCAAAGGAGAACTCGATTCCATGACGGGCTCCGAAGACGTGGGGCGTGGCCCCATCAGCTCCAAGCGGGTACTGGGAGAAATAGAACTCGAGCGCCCCCGCCATCCGGAGAGGCCCCTTTGGTGAGTCCTCAGGCGGCTCGAAATCGCCGTAGTGTGCCCACAGGCTGGCGAGGCCCTGCGCGAGTGCCTCTTCGGCCGACTGTTTCTCGACATAGAAGGCTCTCCGGGCGGTTTCGAGGCCCGCCGCGAAGGCCCCGCCTGCGATGAGGTGGACAGAAGCCTCGCCCGGCTTCCAGTGTTCGATGTACTGGCGGTAGGCCTTGTGGAGGCAGGACTTGGCGGTGGAGAGGATCGTGGAGTCCACCACGTCAGGGAAGGGCGGCCTCATGGGACGATGTGGTCTGCGTGGGCAGCCAGGAGATCATCGCACAAGGCCCGGAGGTTTTTCACCCCGTCGAGGGTGTTGACGGTGAGGGATTCGGCTGGATAGAAGGACTTGCCCGGCTCGGTGAACCCCGACGGGGCACAGAGTTGGAGGGTGACTCCGTCGGGCGTGGCCTGGCCGCGAGCGACGATCACGCCGTCGATGTCTTGGACAACGTGCATGCTACTTCTCCTCGTAGCCGATGGCGAGGAGGGTCTGCTTCAATGCGTTGGCGTCGGTGTGAGCTTTGCCCAGAGCGGCGTCGATTGCTATAATGCCTTTGGCGATGAGGTCGGCGCGATTGAGCGGCTTTTCCATCATCACGTTGACCTCGCCTAAGGCGATATAGCCGAACTCTTCCATTTTTGTGTCAAGCCTCGTAAGGCTGACGTATGTGAAAGCTTCTTCGGCCGTTTCCGCCGTGAGGAAGTTCCTGAGGCCGTGAGCGCCAGAGGCCCACATTTTGAGCGTTGCTTGCATGATAACTCCAAGTAGGAGGTTCGGCCGGGTAGCGCCGGCACGCGGAGGGTTCTCTCGTGAACCCTTTCCTTAGGGGCCGGGAGCCCCTGAAGGGAAAGGCTCAGGCCCCCTTCACCACGCCCGAGGCCAGCCCGGCGCCGAGTGCCTTGAGGTTGGCAAGCACCGCGCCGGTGTCCACGGGCTTCGCGGCCTCGGCTCTCGCAGTGCGGGAGGCACTGGAACCGATGGACGCAGACACTCGGTCGGAGCGAAGGATGGCGATGGCCTGGGTGAGTTCGGCTCGGCCCTCGGGGGTGTTGGACCAGGCCGGGTCGGCGAGGACTTTGGCGCGGGTGGCCTGGATGCGTGCGGTATCTTCGGGGGTCATACTGGTTCCTTGGTTGCTTGAGCGGTGGCCACCCGGTCGAGGGCCTGTCGGGCGAGGGTCTCGAAAAACGCCGACCACGCGCCGTGCGGCACCCGGCCTTCGGCGCTGGAGAATAGCAGCATGGTGAGGGCTGCATGCACCGACTCGGGGAGGTAAACATCCACTCGGCGGCGGGCTTCGGCTTTGGGAGGGCGGGACATGGGCGGTGATTGGTGGGGGTAATGGGCGGATTCTACCCGGCCGAAACCCCCGTGTCAACCCCCTGCGTAGCCCATGCGAGGTCGGCATCTCGGATGGCCTGCTGCAGGTTGGTAATTTGGTGCTTGATCTCCTCGGCCTCAATCTGGAGGGTCTCGATCTGGTGAGTCAGCTCGATGGAATACTGCAAGGTGTCACAGAGGGCACGGCGGAGCCGAATGCGCCGGTGAGGGGACTTGAACAAGCGGGAGAGCCACTTCATACATCCTCCGGGAAGCTGCGTTCGTAGGCTTCGCACCGCATGCGATCTTCGTACTCGTCCCACATGTTGTAGGCTTCCTCCGCGAGCTTGGTCAAGGGGGTCTCGTCCTCGTCTTCCCACAGCCAGCCGAGGAGATCAATGCCGGTGTCGCACCACTGGCCGCCGAAGAACTTCTCGACGAGGATGGACTCCATCTGGAGTTCGTCGGGCTCGGGTGGGTAGCCTGGGTCGCCATTGGATAGATACATGCAGCCGGGGCGCCCACGCAACACGGTGCAGCTGACCTTGAGGCGAAGGGTGGGGGTTTCAGCGAAGTAGAAGTTCACAGCGCACCGTCCTCGACCGCGAGGGCCAGAAGTTCGAGGAGCATGAAGCGAGCGCCTTGTTCTTCTTCACCGTTGAGCCAGCGAATGTTGTCGGTTTCTGGGTCGTAAACATCGAAGTAAAGGCTGTTGCCGAGTTCATTGGTCCAGCCGACTGCGTAGAGCCAGTCGGAAAAGAAGCCGGCTACGTCGGACTCGTGTAGACTGCGACGCAGACAATTGCAGATGTGGACGTAGTAGTTGGCTTCCTCATCACTAAGGGTGTTCGCATTTGAGCGGAGGTGGAGTTGCACCTTACGTAGCATCTCAGATGTGAGGGCAACCGGGAATTGGGGCATGATCGGGCTCCTAGAAAGTATCATCATCGTAAGGGTAGTCCTCGGCGTTTTCAATCGCGCCGACGAGCCAGCAGAGGCACAGCATCCAGATGCCGAGGGCGATCCAAAAATCACTCTCCATCGTCGTTCTCCTCAAGGATAGGGGTTGTGAGGTGGCGGAACTCCTGAACGTAGGGGCCGAGGCCCTCCCGAGCTGGAGATGGGGGCAGCCGGCGAGGTGGCTCGACGAAGGGAAGGCGGAACTCCGAGTCAGAAGAACAGGCAATGCAGAGGCTGACGATCTCGGTCAGAGTCTGCACCCGACGGGGGAGGTCGATCGAGCCGCCTTCGACTGGCCGGATGAAGCGGTAGGAGTTGGCCATCCGAGCGTGCTCCTGGAAGATGAATAGGCCATCCGGCCGGGTGCCGCTGTGTCCGCAGGCGCATTCCCACCTGATGAGGCGGAAGACCAGGGTCTGCGAGCGCCAGTCAATGCGGGCTTGGATTTCCTGCGCCTGCTCGAGGGCCTCGGCTGCCGCCTGCGGGGACTTGGCCTTTTTGGCCGAGGCCTTGGCTTTCTTCGCTGCCTCGGTTAGCTCGACGGCAAGCTTGGACTTGGCAATGAGGTCGGTGAGGGAGAGGGTCATGGCATCGCCCTCCCCTTGGACCAGTAGCGCCACCAGATTCCTTTTTGGTTCTCCGAAGGGGTAGCGGCATACTGCGCGACGGTCTCAAGGGAATCCCCGCGCCACGCCGGGAGGGACCAAATTTTCCCGTCCCACCAGCGATAGGGGCCGTAGACTCGATTACGGGAGGCTGGCCACCAGCCCACAGCTGGCGGGGGGCCGCCGTTCCATTTGCCCTTGCTCATTTGGGGCTCCTCGGATCTTTGCAGCAGCCGTCGATGTAGACTTGAACTCGCTGTTCAAGGGCGTTAAGGCGGCGAAGGATGGAGGGGATGTCGCCTTCTTCGCGGACGGCGAAGCGCGTCGAGGGGATGTCGAACATCTCGCGGGCTCCCGCGACGTTATGGTTTGTCACTGGGAAGCCGAGGGCCTCCTCAGCCATCTTGGCAAAGGCGACATCGGTCGTCGCCTCTTTTACATAGTTCGCCAGAACGTAGTCTTCCAGCTGACGGTGCATCTTCCGGTCAAGCCGATTTAACGTCTCGGGGGGTTTGCGTGGCATAATTGACTCCTAGGCGAATCGTCCGGGCGCCCGATTGGGTGCACTACGTCGTTTCACCCGGCCATTATATACCCGTTATTCCCGGCAAAAACATAGGGGAAACCCTAACCCGCCCCATTCGGGCGAAAAAAATCCCGCCACCTGGGCGGGATTGAAGGCTCTGCGAAGGGCCAGGGGATGAACTCGGTTCAGGCCGGAACGGCAACGCCCTTCAGGCCAGCCAGCACGGAGGCGGTGTCCACGGTCGGGGCCGACTTGCCACGCTCGGCGGCACGGGCTGCCTTCTCGGCTTCCAGCCGTTGCACCGTCGGGCCGACTTCGGCCGAGGCGCGGAGGGCCGCCTTGGTCTTGTTGTCCAGGCCGGTGAGGTACTGGCGCACCACGGCGATCGGCTGGCCGGTGACTTCCACCAAGGCCTTCGCCAGAATCGAGGCGCCGGCCATCGAGGTGCCGCCTTCGCGGGCCACGCGCCACTCGCCCTGTTCCAGGCGGGCCATCAGCTGGTCGATCGCCTCGATCGCGTCCTCAATGTCAGTGACATCGGAGATCTCGTCGCCCAGCTTCTGGCTGGCGCCGTGGCCTGCGCATTGGAGCAGGAGGCTCGGGGGCACGGTGAAGGTGCGGGTTTCGCCATTCACGAAGTCGAGGCGGACCTTGACGGTGTCGCCTTCGATGATGATGCTCTTGTCCAGGCGCTTCTTGCCGCTGAACTCGACGGTACGGCCGTCATCCATTGTGACGGTCTTGATCTCAACAGGGGTCTTTGCCATTGTGTGCTCCTTGGGAGGGGGGTTGACGGGGATTCGTCGATTGGCGTGGCCATTGTAGCTCTGATGGTGGATGCGTGGGGTAGGGAAAACCCTAATTGACCGTCAATCGGCCGACGGCATGTCCGGTGTCTGTCCCTCGATGGCTGGCTTGTGTGCCTGGATGCGGGCTGCGAGTGCTTTATGCTGCGGATACGTGTCGAGAACGCCCCAGTTGCACTGGGGCGTTGGCTTTCCATCAGTCAAAATGTCGCGCGCTCTGTCCATGCGGATGGTTGCGTCTTTAAGCGCCTTGTACAGCGCATCCCGCTCAGCAGTGAGCGTCTTATTTGCGGCTTTAAGTTCGGCCATTTCCGCATCTAGCCGTTCCCACTCTTCGCGTGACCATTCGCTGCCATCGGCATCACGCGCGATGCCTTCGCAAATGTTGTGCAACCTGTCAGAAGCACTGCCTGATTTACGCCGAAGCTCCAGCTCAGCAGTAAGCGCCGCGAAAGCGCCGGCCGTGTAGCCGTACTCGCTTGGGATGCCTTCCTCCAGCCGGCGCAGCAGGTTCTGCGGGCCATAGCCTTCAGCGTCGCAGTGAGCGTTCCAATGCGCGGCGATTTCCTCGGCTGCGGCGACCATCACAGTTTTGAGCGCCGCTATCTGGGCGGCCTGCTCCTTGACGCGCAATTCCATTCCGTCTGCCCATTGGGCGCTGATGTTGCTCACGATCCAGTCTCCTTCGCTGCGCTCTCGACAGCCCTGTTGAAATCACTCAGCAACGTGTCGATCGGGTTGCCCTCAAAGAGCGGCGGCTTGTCTCTTGTGGCCTGCAGTTCTCGAACGAGGTGCGGTGGACCGACAAGAGCCAAAAGCACCTCGCGCAATGCTGAAGCGTCTACGGTTACGGTTTTCACTTCGTCTCCTTTGCTGCGCTCATGCGCTCGGTGATGAGGCGTTCGATTGCGTGGCCTAATTCGGTTACAAAGCGTTCCTGAATGTCAACCCGCCAGTCAGGGAAATTCTCATCAGCGCACCGCAGGAAGTCTGCATCGCTCAGCGGCTGCAGCGCCTCACGCAGGGGCTGGACTGGTGGAGTGGAGGCGGCGCTACACGCCTTGCAAGACGGTCTGCGCTTGTGGCCCGTGAACGCGCGCCCGCAGTGGCAGCATGTGTTTGAATAGCAGCCGTTTTCGTGGCTCGCATCTTCAGGCCAAGAGCGCTCTGCGTAGGTGGTGTCCTTCAGTAGTCGCCACCCGGCCACCGGCTCACCCTGCCGCAGCTTGGCTAGCTCGGCAGCGTGTTTCTCGGCCTGGGATGCGAGGGCTGCGAGCTTGCGGGCAAACAGGTAAGCGTTCTGAAGTTGAAACGCTGCTGACCGGATAGTTGGCATGTGCTGCGGATTGCGCAACAGCTCGTCTGCGGCAGTGCGCCAAGATTCAAGCTGATTTGGGTCCGGCAGATCTGGCACGCTCGGCGCAGGCTGCGTGGCAAACAGCGGCTCCTGCTCAAAGCCCGGCAAAATGTCGGTGTAAGCCTGCAGCGCTGGCTTGCTGGCAAGGCGCCAAGTGCTGGGTGAGTGATAGCGCCACGCCACCGGCTCTGCAGGCTGCGCAGATAACGCTTCGCGGGCTGCGGCCTCTTCCACGATGGGCAGAAAATCCTCCAGAATGTGCGGACGGCCGTAGACCGAGTTGCCCTCGATGTATTCGCGGATCTTCGCCAGCGCCTCGCGCACCTTGTCCGTGCTCATGTTTGTCCTTCCAGCGCAGCCTCGATCAAAAGCCCATGCGGGTAGGCTGCAGGCACCCCGCGCTGGTTCATTGACGTGACGAGGGCCTTGGCCGTAACCTCAACCCGCCAGCGATGGCCTGCGTTTGCACAGGCCGGGTGCCCTGGTTGCTTGCGTAGCAAGGCAAGGAGTTGGCGGAACCGCTTCGCCGAAGTGGTCGGTGTCCATGGCAGGTCAGCGGCATAGAACACCCCTCCACCATTCTGGATGGCCGCGAGGAAGCCGGCCGGATAGGCCGATACCTGGGCGAATGGCCTATTCCCGCTCATCGGGTGCCCCTGGTTGTAGGCCCATACCTTGGAGCCGTTCCAGCGCTAGCTGGGCCGCTGTCTTCGGTGCGAGCGGGGTGCCTCCGAGCGCCGCCTCGATCAACGCCGGCCCTTGCAGGCTGGATTGATGGCACGCCTCCAGCCCTTCGGCTACGATGCGGAAGGCCACGTCGCGCAGCTGCGCCACGTCAATGCCCATAACCTGGGCCGATTGGGCTTGGTTCTCGCAGGCCCGACGGAAGGCGTAGAGTTCGCCTCGGAGGGATGCGGCCTGCGGCCGGGTGCACGCGATTAGGAAGGGCTGCCGGGTTTCGGCTACCTTTGTGAATACCGCCAGGAATTGCCGATAGGGGTAGGTCTCGAGGGGGCGGATGCGGGGCATCAGAGCCACCCCCAAACCCACCGGGCGATGCGGAGCCACAATGGGGGCTTCGGGTCCGTGCGCCTGCGGGTGTAGGGGGATGGCTCCATCCACCGGGGCCGGTTCGATGGGTCAAGGTGCATGTGTGCATCGTGATCGATGGTCATAGGTGGCTCCTATTGGTTCACGGGGATAACGTGGTCATTATAACCGGGCGGGTTCGCAGGGTGCAATAGGGGGGCTCTAGCCCCTATGGCGCCGCATGGGGAAACGGCCCGTTTCCCGGTTCGGAACCCGTGGGCGCCCCTGCATAGGGTGCCCGGTGTCGGACGGCGCCACGGGGCGGGAAACGGCCGGGAAACGACTATAGGGGGCGGATGCCCCCATGCCCCTACGCGCATGCCCGACTAGGTGACGCGGAAGCCGCTGGCCGTTCGCGCCACGATAGCAAATCGGCGCCGCGTGTCCGGGTCCAAGACGCATGCGAAGGATTCACCTGGCTTCATCTCGGAACCACTGAAAAACCCGCTACGGTTGTCGCTGAAGGGGCTAGGGTTCCAAAACCGGACGCGATCGGGCATCGCGTTCAATTCGGCCTGTAGTGCCGCCTTGGATTTACCGTGGCGGATAGTGTGTAGTTGGATTGTCATTTGTCGGCTCCCCAAACACGCCCCATCATCTCTTTCCACAGCACTTGATAGGATTCGTCCGGGCGTGCATGCGTGGCATCCGTAATGCCGAGATGTTCTGCCAAGGCATTAAATAGTGTTGTTTGATCGCGTGCGGATAGCTCGCGAAAATCGAACCTGACACAAAATTCTGGCACTATCGACCCGAATGAGACACTACCGCTTTTCATAATCATCTCCTATAGTCTAGGGCCACGATAGCCCTAGGCTAAGGGAGGCACCCCTAACCGGGGTGCCGGGGGGCCTAGCGGCCAATGCCTGCGAGGATCGCGCTGACATCCACCGATGCCTTCGGCGTGCGGGCCACGCGCAGGCGCTCGATGATCGGGGACAGTTCCGCCGATGCCCGGAGTGCGGCTTGGGTCTTCTTGTCCAAGCCCGCCACGGCCGTGCGCGCCGCATCACGGTCCATCCCGTGATATTCCATGATAGCCCGAACGAGGAGGCCATCGCCTGTCGTGCCATCGCCTTGGCCATTGCGGCGCCATTCGCCCGTGGTGGCGTGATGGTCCACCAACGCCGTGATGGCGGCATGCTTTTCCGCCGGGGTGGCATCGGCGCCCAGGGCTGCCGCATCCACGTAGCGCTGTTTGAACCCGTGAAGGGCAGCATAGGCTACTAGCTCGGTCGGGTAATCCGTGGGGTCGATCACAATCGGGGGGAAGCCCGCAACTGTAATCGTGAGGGTGCCGTTGTCGATGGTCGATTGAATCGTCGCGTCAGCGCGTGCCATGCTCATCTCCTTGTCGGGCGGATTGCCCCCAATGCCCTAACCCGTAGGGCATGACGGGGAAACCCTAGTTAGTGGATCGTCCATCCACATAGGTTCTCACCGTTGATCCATCGTACCAGTCACTAATGCCGTAGCCAGTGACTAGGGGCAATCCGTTGATATCGGTTACGATGGCATACACATGCACTGTGCATGCGAATTCGCGACTACGAGCTGATGCGCGCTCGCACGTCATTTTATAGCGTTCGGCTAGTGCATCCAGGTCGATAGGGTTTTGCATGATGGGCTCCTTTGTTTCACGTGGAACAGGCGACTTACCAATAATCGCGGCTATCCCAGATTTGATACGCGATATCGTTCGCACCGGCGGCGAATTCGGTTAGGGTGGCGAAATCGGCTTGTTCCCCAATGATCGCACCCCCGACGATCCCGCCGAATGTGTAAACAAACACCGACTTGTCATCGGCATCCATGAAATTCCAAGCATCGGCATCGTGAGCACGCCGATAGTCGGCCAGGGTCATCTCGGTTTGTGTGATCGGTTCGGTGAACGTAACGGTTTGCATGATGGGCTCCTAGGTCATTGGGGATTGCGATGGACGAATTATCGCCGGTTAAAACCCCTAGCGTCAACGGGGACTTGTGCATTTGTTCACTGCTACCAGGGCGCGATGCGGTAGGGGTGCCGCCCACATGCCCCTATGTAGGGGCCACATAGCCCCATATAGGCGCCGCATGTAGGCTACCGCCACCCATGTCGGTGGCGGAACCCCACCCGGCCGGGGTGCCCCATACGCGACTGTCCCCAATAACGCGGGAGCGGAATCCCCTATTCGCGGGGGTGGGAGTGTGGTTAAAAAAAAAATTGTAACTGTATCATTCACACCACACATCGCGTATGTTCGGGGATGCCGGGTTCGCACATCGACCTGGGTGGCAGTGGGGTCAATCCGGCCCCTATATGGCACTACGGTAGGGGACGGTCGGGCACCGTCGGCCCACCCGTACCGCCGACGGTCAACTGGGACTAACCCTACATTGTAACCAGATGTGTGTTATCCACAATGTGGATAACCTGTGGATGCACCTATGACAGGGGCAGTGGATAGTCGTAGGCGCCTGGGATAACTATGTTAAGGGGCTAGGGTACACCAGGGCGGCGGAATGGCGCCACGGGCCTTCTAGCCCCATTGCCGGGCATCGGGCTTTTGTGTCGCGCCGCCGCCACTGCAGGGCCTGGCACACGCCTTGCATACCGTGTCACATCGGCCCTGGCCCGACCGCCCCCCCCGGTGAGGCGGCGGCGGGAGTCCCTGGGCCATGGGCTGGAGCGGTATTAGTTCGGACGTGGATCGAGTTCGGGCGTGGAGTCCCTCCAAAAATTCCCGGCCAAAATTGGGGT